AGATAGGCCTGTTATTTTGTCGAGCTATTAACATAGGTTGTTTTTTAAATTCTTCACATTCTCTTAATAGTTTTAACCAAAATTCTAGAACACCTGTTTTACTGTCATAGACAAGACCATTAAGATTTAAATCTTTGTAGTGCTTACATTCGATTATGAATCTATTAGTGACAGTGTACCCTATATCTTCAAGAGCAATAATGTCACCTGCTTGATTTTTAAAAAGCACACCTTTTTTGGCATGAGCAGTAGCTTTTGCACCTGATGCAGGAGAGCGATCAAACACCTCCTTTCGTTGATCATATGTAATCCACATTGAGAGTTTCTTAGCTACGGCGTTCTCAAAATTATTACCTTTGTGCTTTTGACCACCTCTTCGCATTTTTATAACCTTTTAAAAGTTTCATTTGTAGGTAAATGTAGATTTTTTATCCATTTTATATTGTCCTTTACTTTCCATGCAGAGATATCAATGTGTGAAATATCAATACCTTTAAAGACATTTAATCTAAAACTAAATAGCGGTGATAGGCAAAATTTTGAAAGTTTAGAATTGAAAATTTCAAAAGGTGCTACATCGTCTTGGTGATGTAAAGTAAGAGTAAGTCCATCAAGATAAGAAAGCACATTGTATAAGTCTATGAGGTGTGTGCATTTAGCGGTGTACATATAAATTACAGCATTAGAGGTTTTTTTAATTGTTCTTATGGTGTTTATTACAATCTGTGGTTCTAGCATAGGTTCACCACCTGTAAGCATGATTATATCGTATTGACTAAAATCTTTTTCTACTGGTAGTGATTGTAAATCCCAATCATTGTTACAACAGCCTGTACAACTCCTATCACACTTTTCAAAAAGTAATAACCGTAATTTTTTCATTTTTCAGTTCCCATAAAAAAAGCCCGTAACGTGGGCCGGACGTGTCAATTAGTGTCTATCGAATGACAACATCACAGTATCACAGGAGTGATAAACTCTAACTGACAATTGGCAACTGCTTATTAAATTGTTATACATATTGTATAAAATTACAAAGGTTATGCAAGCGTTAATATTTGCTGTTTACCGGCATAAAGGCTTTTTCTATTTTTTCCCATGCCTCAACAACAGCTACATCCAAAACTTTTCTAGCATCACGCATTTCCTTCCCTCGTAAGCCCCTCATCTTGCGTATAAGGGCTCCTTGCTTCTTACTGTCAAGTGTGTCAGCAATGTCAGTTCCTAACACATCTGAGGCGAGTTTAAGTTCACTTACTATATTTAAAAACTCTATATGTGCAGCTAGATCATCTACACCATATCCGAAATAAATGGGGAACTCACACTCTCTAAATGGTAATCCTACTTTATTTTTCTTACATTGTGCTCTTACTTGAACACCTATTATGCGTTGAATACCTTTAGAGGTTTTCTTATGTTTTTTAACCTCTCTCAACCATAGAACTTGAGAAGCATAAAAATCTAAAGCTCTACCACCAGAACGGGTGTGTTTGGCACCTACCATAGCACCTATGTTGTCTCTTACCTGAGAAATAATCTTTAAATGAATATTCGTTTCTTCCAACCTTGCGGCAAGTCTACGAAACATTTCAGACATCTTTTTTGGTTTAGACCCACCGTAAGAACCTTCATCTATTTTTCGACCCAGCTCTGCTCTATCAGATAAGGCATCTAAGCTATCTACAATGAATAGTCCTGGTAGTTTATTCTTTTCATGTACCTCAATAATAGTATCCAACAATTCAAAAAGTTCTTCAATGGTGTTTTCATTTCGATCTTCAAGAAAATCTATAGCATCAATAGGCATACCTAGTGCAGCAGCGTAATCTTGATCAAATGCAGCTTCAGCTTCCATGTAGTAAATTAATCCATCAGGATATTCCATATTAAAATTGGTACAGGATTCTATTGCGAGTAATGTTTTACCACTACTTTTGTCACCTACTACATTTGAAATACGACCAAGTGGCCAACCGCCACCTAATACACAATCAAGTAGTTTGCAACCACTAGGAATAAATTTTAATTTGCCTTTATGTACTTTAGTGAAGTAACTACCAGTAGCTGGTTTGTCTGCTGGTTTTAGTGCTGCGCGTTCTGACATTTAAACTCCTTCAAATGAATAGGGGCGCGTTAAGCACCCCTACCTATAGGTATTACTTACCTCTACGTTTACGTAACCCTGATAACTTATCGGTCACTTTAGAACGCCGGGTAGAAGTTCCTCCATCATCGTCCTCTTCTTTCTTAGGTTCTGGATCATCTTCCTTTTCAGGCTCTTTCTCTTTCAGTTTCCTACGAGAACGAGCAGGTTTCAAACCTAGTGCATCACAGATATCATCAGCTAATTCACCATCACTATCATAGTTACTAGGATCAATATCTAAACCTGTTTCCTCTACAACTGTATCTAGATCATCACCTTGTAGACCTTGGACTTCTTCATAGGACATATCAAACTGTGGTTGATCCTCTTTTTCAGCACGTTCAGAACCTCTACGTGAAGAACGACTATCATCATCCTTATCATCCTTATCATCCTTATCATCATCGGGCGTAGTAGTAGCAGGTGCAGTACCTTCGAATACTTGCTTAATGCGATCATATTCGTAGTATTTGACTATCTCAGGGAGTGGTAAATCTTCTAAGAGATCAACCATATCATCATCCAACTCCAGTTCACTAGGTCTACGAGCAATGGATACAGAGTATTCAGTACGTTCACCTGAACCTGTGCGTGTAACCTTAACGTCAAAGCCTTCTTCTGGATCGTCTACAGGAAAAAATTCCCTTGAACGTGAATCAGTAGCTTGGATCATGATCTCTTTATCTACAGTCCATGGAGCAGCCCAAGCTTTTACACCCTCACCTTCTCTATCACGATCTATCAGATAGAAAAGAACACGCTTGGTAGGCTTTAACTTTCTAGCGTAATCTTTATCACCTTCGTGTTCTGCCCTCATACGTTCTTCACATATCGGGCATGCTTCCCCTTTCATCTTGTTTAAGCATGTGTAGGCAGCATTATCAGGACCGATATTGTAATGAACATACAGATCATGACCGTAATGTTCTGCATCGTCCCAAGAAGGTGGTAAAATACGTAGTAAGTTCTGTCCTTCAGAAGGTTTATATAATTTGATATCCTCATTGATGTAAACATCACGGGAACCTGCTGATTGTTCTGCTCTTTTACGAGCATTGTCATAAGAACGTTTTGTATAAGAAAATTTTCTTTTTCCCATTTTTCTAATCTCCGATTTGTTTATGCATGACGTACAAAAGTGTACAAGTTGCAGTTATATTATACCTTAAAAATCCTCAAAGGGTTAGGGTTTATTTCGAGTTTCAAAGTCTTTTTTTGCCTGCAGAATAGCCGTGGTAGCTACCTTAAAAATTATATAAATAATGAAGGCTGTTGCGGCTATGGCAAGCACTATAAGTAAGGCTTGTCCTAAGTAATCGAATAATTTGAACATTGTCAATCTTTAGCCGTTTTCCTTTCACGGGTTCTTAAAGGTCTACGTTTTTCTGATACCTTTTGCCTTCTGTTAGCTGAATCTAATTCATCTTTATCATCAGTACTCTTAGTAGAAAATTCAGCAAAATATCCTGATACATATAAGCTAGCCAGTTCACGCAACATGAAACCTCGTTGTATGAAGGCTTCTTTCAAAGCCAAAGCTTCATCGGCTTTCATCTTACAATGTAAGAAGTGCTTATAGGCATTTTGATAGTCCTCTGTTAAGTGAACTTCACTGTCCAAGGATTTTTCAGTGAACTTTACTTTATCCTCAAGATGGCCTGTTCTATAATCAGTATTAATTTCTGCTTCTATTGTAGCCAGGTCATTCTTTGCATGATCTCTTGCATCTATAGCTGCGGTTGTAATTTCAGCTACTCGGTGAAAAAAGTGTGCTTGACGTTCAATATCTGTATCAAGACTAAACTTATCAATCTGTAAATATTCTTTTAAATCTGTAATGCTATTCATCATCTGCTCCAAAACATAAATTACCTACTGCTAACAATAAGGGTGCTTTTTTCTCTGAAGAATTGAACGGTTCAGAAAAAGATTCTAAAACAGTAAGAACTTTAATTGCCTTACGTTCATCAGTTGTGTTTAATAGTACCTTGGACATGTAACTTACAATAGTAAGCCTTATTGTTTCTGGTGGTAACTCTTCCATATCATTAATCAATCTAATTGCACGTTTCCAATTAGGTGTTTTTAACAACAGCCTACACAGTTCAATAATAGATTTATTGTCACTAGCACTTTCAAGAATATCTTTAAGATCTTCTATATTTTCTACACCTCTAGCCTTGGAAAGCAGAGTCAAAGCTTTTCTAGGACTCCCGTCAGCTTCTTGAGCAATTAGAGTAGCCATCTTTTCGGTGATAGGGATTTCTTCTAACTCAGCTATTACATCCACTAATTCAGCTAAAATATCGGAAGGTACTGATCTAAAGTTATATTGACTACATCTTGTTTTGATTGTTTCAGGTACTTTATCCTCTTCAGTAGTACACAGGATAAAATAAATATGAGCAGGTGGTTCTTCAATAGGTTTTAATAATGCTTGCCATGCTTGTTTAGAGAGTGAATGACATTCATCAATTATAATTACTCTTGTAGGTGTTTCACCAAAGCCTGTGTATTGTAAAGAAGCAGAAAGTTGGCGTACACCATCTACACTAGAATGTGAGGCTGCATCAATTTCTACAAGACTAGAAGGTTCACATCCTAATTCATTAGCAATGATTCTACCTACAGTAGTCTTACCACAACCACTTGGACCTACTAACAGGTAAGCATGAGGCCAAACATTTTTTTCTTGGATGTGTTTTAAAGAATCAATAATATGGTCTTGTCCAATTACCTCATCAAATATTTCAGGTCTATAGGCAACATGTAGATCTTCATTCATTATTGATTTCCTTAAGGGAGATTGAGAATATAGCTTGTAACTATATATACCTATATTTTTATTAAATGTTTAAAATTATTGCGGTTCTACAGAATCAACACACCATGGTTCTCGTTTACCACCAGAATATGGTTTTGCTAAATTTGCACGTAGCAGGACATGGGAAAGACTTATACCATCTACATAAAGGAGTCCTAAAATACGCCTAGCATATTTACCAGGAGTGACTTCTGCAACTTCTATTTCACCTTCATTTTGATACACAAATTTAGTGGTAAGTTCTTTAGCACGTAAACCAGCTTCTTTTTCACATTTTGATCTAGTACGAGTTTCAGGTGTGTTTACACCATTTAATCTCAATCTTGTGGTAACATGAAGATCAGGCCACACAAGCACGGACACTTCAATGGTGTCACCGTCTATAACTCTTATAACATTAGCTTCATATCCATGGGCTTGGATTGCAATAAAAAATAAAAACACTAACAAAATTAATTTTTTCATTCTACGTAACCTTGTTTAATTTAGT